CCTCTTCCTATATATGCCATAATTATTTTGCCGTTCCTGGTGTATCATTTGTGCCGACAATTGTTTGCCCTATCGCAAGGTAGAAGTATGGATCTCCAGCACCGCCTAGCGCAGCATTATCTGTTCTAATTTTAAAACCATTAGATAATATGTCTAATGGATAACCACTTGATGTTGATTCAGTTTGATCTGTATTAGCTCTTAAACTTAAATTTGTGACATTATATCCTGGTCTTTTATTATCAAATACATACCAATCATAAGCAGATGTTGTTCTTTTTATTAAAATAAAAGAAGGTTTAAAACCGCAATACACGAAACTTGAATCTGCGTTTCCAACACCAATGTATTTACCTACTTTGCTGTAACCGGCTACATTTGCAAAACAGTAAGCTATGTAATCGTCTCCACTAAAATTAGTACCAGTGCCTAAAGCTGACCCTAATGTAAAAACACTTGAAGTAGGATTAGTATCATTGAAAGCATTACTATCAGTAGTTGATGCTGCAGAATCATTTAAAAACATAATTGATGTAAAACCATTTACCATATCTCCTGTAATCCAAGAATTAGTTGCATTTAATCTTTTAAATAATATTAATTGTGGAACAACACCTAAGCCATGACCTACAGTTGCGCCTGCTGTTGAGTTTCCAACATACTTAACAATACTAAATCCTGCTGTTGTATTAGCAGATACAGTTGATGTTATACTTCCATCTGAATTAGATGAACCTGCTCCATTTGCTTTCCAATTCCAAGATGCAAATGTATTTGAATTTTGATTAACTCTACCAGTTGAACCTAAAGTAAATCCATCACTATCAAAAGCTGTTAAACCAGTAGCATCAGTAGCTTCTGCGTTAGAATTGTTTGAAGAAATATATTTTGTTGTACCTCTTACAGCATCCCACAAAGAATGACTTTCTCCTGCGGCATCTCTAATTTTAATCCAAGTTAAATCTGGTTGAAAACCAACTCCTGTAATCGCATTTGTTGAACCGTTCCCTGTATAGAGTTTGGCACTCATGTTTAAACTGCTTTTATTTACTGTCGTGAAAGCCATTATACGTTTAATCCTTTTGTTGAAAGAGCTGTATAGTTAGTTGGAACATCATATTCAAATACTCCTATTCCTGATGCATTAGTTCCTGCACTAGATACTGCTGTTGTTTTAAATACTCCATTTCCAAAGTTATAATTAAATATTGCATTTGCACCATAAATTGAAACCGCAGGAGAACAGGTTGTAACACTTGTTGGTATGTCAATAGCACCGGTTTTAGATGCACCGGAAGTTGGGTCTCCTACGTCTCCACCTACTGTAATATAAGTTCCGTTTTTGTGAATATATAATGCTTTATTATCCATATCAGCTGCAAAACCAAGTATATCTCCATTAGAATAATCTATTCCTGTATCGCCTATATTTGAACCACCACTAAAAGTATTATTATTACTTCCACCTCTATAATCCATTTCCAAACCTGCACTTGCAGTGTTAGCTGTAAAATATGTAGTAGTGTTTCCTGTTGTTCCAATACCACTACCAAAAGCATTATCTAAACATTGTATTCCTGCATTTGCATAACCATTAGAAGCATTTAATGCTTCAACTTTTAATTCCCAATAAAACTTTCCTTTTGTAAAACCTAATGTTCCAAAACTACTTTCCCAAACAGTATCTGCATTAAACACAGTAGTGTTTCCATTAGCATATCTAATATCGCCACTTGCATCATATAATGTACTATTAAAAGTAGCATAAATTGAACTTGGGCAGTCCTCTGTATTCGTAAGAGTACCAGCACCTAAAGTCCAGTTATTAGAATTAGTTGATTGGTCTGTAATTGTGTTGCCATTTTTTAAAATTGAAAATCCATTTGTTCCTAATGTGAAAGTTGGATTTACATTAATTTTCCACTCACCTGTAGTTGCATCTTCGCTACCAAAAGTTGAAGCCGTATAAGCGGTTCCATCCGCAAAATTAATGCTCGACATTAAACCCTCAAAATAATAATTAGCATTAGTTCCATGACTTCCTATATAATGTGCAACGTTATTATTAATGCCCATAAGCTGATCCTGTGCCGGCCAGTTTGCACCTTGTGTTAAAGTAATAGAAACACCATTTACCCAAAGTTTTATTCTATCGGCAGTCGCCGCTTGAGTTGTGTCTAAAGCTAAAACAATATGGTACCATCCGCTGACGTCCCTTAGAAGTTGAGGTGTTGTAAAAACATCATTACCATAATTATGTAATCCAATACTATCAGTATCACCCGCAGTTCCACCACCACCATCTATTTGAAAAATAAAATTAGTATTTATATCACCACCTTCTGTATCAAATAAAGTTTGACCATTTGAAGCTGATGTTAAACTACTTCTTTTAACCCAAACACTATATGTCCAAGTTTTTCTATTAGTTGCAGTGGCTGGTGTGCGTGTTAAGTATGTTGTTGCCATTAGTTAAACTGTGCTCCTCCCGACGATCCGTGAGATATAATAATATTAAATGCTCGAGCAGACGTCTGCGCCTGGGCGTCTGTTGCTGTAATCGTAAACGAGTACGTTGTAGTTGTCGTTGATCCCGTTTCCGTACCCGAAATAACTCCAGTAGCCGAAGCAATTGTTACTCCACCAGGAAAAGATCCCGATGTTTTTGCATAAGTAATAGGTGTATCACCTGTTGCAGCCACTGTAAAGCTAACAGCTCCTGCCGCTGCAGTACTTCCTAAATTTCCTGAAGCAGTTGTCCAAGTTGGTGCATCGGAAACAGTTAGTAAAGCGCTTCCAGTTCTTGCTGCATAACCGTCATTGTTTTCTACTCTTAAAAAATAAGTACCATCAACCGATATTGTAAAGGTTGCTGTAACTGAAGTCGAACTTGTAAAAGCTACTGAATCAGCAGTTACAATTGCTCCAGTTGATGAATTGATAGCATCAACATATGGTGGAATTGAACTATCTTTAAAATTTGTTCCAGTCAGTACGACTGCTGTTTGTGTGTTCTCTATAGTAGAAGGTGATATAGATGCAATCGTTGGTAAAGAAACTACGTTAGTTAAGTTAGCTCCTGATACAGCTGGTAATGTAGCCGGGAATCGCGCATCAGGTAATGTACCTGCTGTCAATTTATCAGCTGATATATCAGTACCTAATTTAGAATTGGATACTGCACCATCTGTTATACTACGTTCGCCTATTTTACTGTTTGCCATTATCCGAACAATGCCTCTATTTCTTCATCAGTTAAAGCTTCTCCTGATTTAAGTTTAGCTTTGCCTGAAGTTTTGTTGTTTTCATTATTTGTTTGCTTTGCATCAAAATCTGATTGCATAGCAGCTAATCCATCATTACATTCTTGTTCAGTAGGTTTTGTTTTACTATTGTCATGTATAATTAGATTAGCATAAACTTTATTTTTAGAATCTGACCATCCGAACCATTGTCCAGTATAAAGTTGTGCTAAATAATTTTCTATGTGATCTGGTCTACCTGTTAGTCTATCCATTTTATGTATCTCCTAACTTAATAAATTTTGCGGAAGTTAAATCGTATGTACTTGTACCACAGGTTTGTGTAGTTGTAGTTTGAACACCTATATCAAATCCTACTTTACATTGTGTAGTATCTGTAACATCAAAAAGAGTTGCAACACAAGTTGCTGAGTAACTTGTTCCCCCTACATTACCTAGGTCATTGTCTTGTCCTGCTAAATTTGCGTATGTTGAATTGTTTGTAGTTCCTACAATATATCCACCATTATATTTTGAAGTATCACTTGCAAGTTTAAAACCTGCTTGAAAAATTATCAACCACCAACCTGTACTTGGAAATGTAAAAATTCCCGAAGACTCGGTCATACCTGTTCCCATATTACCTTGTCCTGCAGTATCAGAACGTTCCCAGTTTGAAGCTATTGGACTGGCATTTCCTGCAAAATCAGTAGTTAGTCTCCAACTATCTGCTTCAGTAAGACCACCTACAATTGCTGCCCATGCTTGGTCTCCTCTTAAGAAAGTAGAAGATGAAGCTGTACCTGTAGAAGCAAGTCTATTTGTTCCAACTGTACCTGTAGAAAGGTTCGTTGCATTTAAATTTGTTAAGTTAGCTCCACTCGCTGTTGGAAGTGTAGCTGGGAATCTACCATCTGGTAGAGTTCCTGATCCGATGTTTGATGCATCTGTAGTATCTGTTGTAGCTGAAGCAGCTAATCCAGTAATTTTACTTGTAGCTATTGCCGCTGAAGAATTAATATCTGCATTAACAATACTATCTGTTAGATTTAATTTTGAATATGCGACCGCTGCCGAAGCATCTACTTTCGCATTTGTTACAGCACCATCTGCAATTTCTGCTGTATTAACAGAAGCTGCTGGAGGATTAACTGTTTGAATTCCTTTTCCTAGATAGACACAGTACATTGCATCAGCCGTAGTAGTCGCCGTGCCCATGGTCAAAGTTGTACCTGTAGCTGTATATGTAGAAGGTTTTTGACGTACGTCATTTAAGAATAAAGCAATATCTTCTGAGTTTGTAACTTCAGATGATAATGTATATCCTGTTCCGTTTATTGTTGTAAACGTTTGTGATGAAAGGCTGATGTATGCTTCAGCCGGTATGTTGCCTACGTATGCCAATTTTAATCTCCTATGTACTAATCTCTTGAACCACGCTCACATAAGCATCTAAAGAAGAAGCAATATCACTTTTTACTTTAAGTATATCACTATCTTCCATAATAACCTTAGCTCCACCGTCTAAAATCTGCAATGCAGATCCATTTGGAAGGGGTGCATCCTTAATTAAATAAACTAAGTTTGTCCCAGCTCCTCCAACATCGACGTAAGCGCTAACATTGATTGCTGCTGTATGAACGTTTGCAAGAGATATACCAACGACTGCATTGTAAGTAGACGAGCCAGCTGTGTAAATAGTTGTAGCTCCTGTACCTACTGGCGCCGATGATTTATGTCTTCTAAAGTTCTGTGCCATATTTTTTCCTTATTATAACGCAACTCCCATTGCAGTTGCGAATCCTTTAGTTGCCAGACCTGTGTCTGTTCCTGCTCCATCAACAATGTTTCCACTGTCGTCAAACATGATCGCTTTACTTGATGGTAAAGAAACAAATACTATTGTTGTTCCAGCTGTAAAAGAAGTTTTAGCCCCACCATTGCTACTACCAATTACGGTATCTCTTGATAGTGAAGTACCTGAGTGAGTGTAAGTTCCAATACCTACTTCCCATTCGCTAGGATTATCTTCCCCAACGATAGTGTAGTAAGTAGTATTACTATTTCCTATACCTGCATTAAAAGTTATGAAACCTGTAACTGCACCAGCTAATGTAAACGAACCAGTACCTGTTGTTGTCGAGGTTTCTTTAACTCGATCATTTGTTTTAAAAGCCATTTAATCTCCTATGCTACTCTTATAATAGCTGTACTTGCACCGGCACTTGGGAACTGAATCGTAAAAGTTCCGCTAGTAGAGATTTGGTCTGAACCAAAATCAAGAACACAAACTGCTTTAGTAGGTGTGCCATCTCTATAGATTAATGCATATCTTGCATTAATTGTTGCGCTAGTGAAAGAAAGGTCATCAAAGTCAACGAGCGCAGTTGTACCATCAACCGATACTGCTTGGTTAGCTAAAGTTCCACCACCAGCGGTATAAGTACCACTGTTAGCTACTTCATTACCAGTAGTATAAATTGTAGTTGTTGCGACGTTTCCTGTATATGAGCTATTGTACAAAGCTAATTTATATGTGTCTCCACCTGAAGATAAATTTTGTTCTCCAGATAAAAGTTCTTCTTTAAAACTTGTACATACCGTATTTGCCATTTTTTTCCTCCGTTTTTATTATGGACTAGGTGGAACAGATCTTAGTTTTTGTCTAATTTCTCCGTCCACGTATTCGTCTCTTCTTCTTCTACCTTGTTGTTCGATACCTAACCCTGTTAAGGATTGTTGGTAACGACCTTCATATGTATTTAGCAGGTCTTTATCTTTTAAGAAAGTGCATGCTTCGACCAGGCAAGCATACAAGAGCGTATTTGGAGCGTTTAAGCTTATATACGTAGTAGGGTTTGTAGACGTTAACTTTGTACCGTCTGTTGTATTAGGTCTTTTAACATAAGCGCACTCAACATTCAAGGCTGCATTAGGGGTTGGACCCAATAATAATTTTGTCTCATTCCAATAAGCATAGAACTTAGGTGTGCCTGTAGTTGTTCTATTTGCTGTATATTCATCAATAAAAGAGACATCTTTTTGCATTAAAGTCTCTCTAGCTCCTGTGGAGTTGTTATATATCTCCAGCCATCTTATTAATAATATACCATTTGGAAGGGTTAAAAATTCATTTCCGACTGATAAAGTAGAATAATCATTACGTCTGAAGACATCTAGGTCTACATCTGTCATTATTCTAAATTCAGCATCTTCTATAAAACCATTAACAATAGTAGATGTAAATACTGTAGAATCTACTTCACAATAATCTCTAATTTTTGTAACTAATTCATCATATGTCATGGTGTAATAGTAACAGGACCAGCTGAAACTGGAAACCCGCCTCCTTGTATTCCTCCTACTGTAGCATTAGTAGCTTGTGTAAATTGAAAATAATTATCTGGATCTTCAATTAATGTAACACTTGCTCCCGCGTTGTGAGTAGCTTTAGTTGTACCATAAGCTCCTCTAGTAACTACATTAGGATTAATTGATGTAGCTTCAGGACTTACTTGTCCTAAAGTATCGTCGCTTGCTATAGTTGTATATCTTATAAGTTCATTGTCAATTAAAATAGCCTGACGTAAAAAATCATTTGTAGTTACAGCTGAAAAAGCTGTAGAATTAGTTAATTTAATTCCTGTTGTTTGACTAGCATCTAATGCATCAACTAATGTAGTTTGTCTTAAAGGCATTCCTTTTCCTACATCAATTACATACCCTGCAGAATCACAAATACTGGACCCTGGAATTCCATCTATCTCTTTACAATTAGAAAAACCTGGTGCTCCATTATTAGTAGGTGGAAATTGTGAATTACCTGTACTTGTTGATTGATCAGGAGTTCCTCTAAATCTAACAGTGTCTCCTTCGTTTCTCATATGAGTAGGAGAATGAACAAAAATTAATCCACTTCCTGCTGTATAAGTTTCAAAAGGATTTTCAGGAAGCATTACAGGAACTGTAACTCTTCCTCTTTGTTCAGGTCTTGGATGTTCTAATCCAATTCCATCAGCACCTATTACAGCTAATTCCAATTGTGGTTGTTTAGGTTCGTATTCTGTATAATGTACCCACATACCATTCCATTCCTTAACCATTTCTCTGTAAGGAAATCTTAAACCACTTCTATCTGAAATGGCGATAGCGTGTTTTCCTGATGCAAATTTTCCCATAATTAACTAACCGATGGATAATAAGCTTTTGGTGTTACATATGAACTTGTTGGAGATCCATCTTCTGTTAAAGCTCTGTTAAGCTCATCTTCATAATATAACTTTAATGCTTGTGTTCTATCAGGAGCAACTTTTTGACTTAGATAAAAAGCTAAACCTGAAACCATACAAGGTAAAAATCTATATGGAGCATCTGCATTATTAGAATAAATACCCGAATCTTGAATTCGTTTAAGATAATAGAAATTTAAAAATTTATTGGTACTAGAACTTGGAGTCATATATACAGTTATGTCTGTATATTCTCTAAATCTTTGAATAAAAAATTGTGATGGAGTTCCTTCTGATTCTTTATTAGCTAAAGCTTGATAAGTAGACCTATCAATTTTAGTCATTGTAACATCTGTAGGTGTTGAAACTTGATTTCTATATACTACTTCTAAAATATCCGTAGCATTATAAATATAAGTACCATTATTATCTTTGGCAGGGTTATCTGTAGTTGAACCTCTAGCTGTTGCATCTTTATAAATTCTGTATTTATTCTGACCTTGATTTAAGGCCATGTTTACGTTTGCAACTTCCCAAAAATGCAATCCTCTATTGCCCCATTCAGACAATAAAATATTTAATGATCGTCTAGCGCTCTTAAGATCATATCCTGATCTACCTTGACCGCCGCAACGTTCAAATGCGTCTTCAATTATTTCTTCTATTGATAAGTCAAAACTTACCGAACCGGACGTCGCCATTATTGACCTCCTACTGCCAGATTACTTGAACAGAACTAGTTGCTCCTAAACCACCACCAGTTTGAAATTCAATATACATTCCGTTATCAAATTTAATTCCGGTTGCTGCGATATATTCTTGATAAATATCTCCAGCACCTGTTCCACCTCTAAATTGATATCTTAGAGTTCCAGTATTATCTGATCCATCAAAAATTTTAACAGAACAATCAGCAGCTCCTGCTGTAATTGTAACACCTTTTAGCATTACGATCTTATCTGGATAAGTAGAACCACCTGTTAGAGTAGCTAATCTTGAACTAGCTTCCGTATAAAATTGTTTTACTGGCGTTGCCATTCCATTATACATATTTGTTATCTCCTAAAAAGTGAGCTCCCGAAGGAGCTCACAAATTATTTATTATTGTAGGTTATTATTTTGTTGGTACAAAACAGTAACTCTAACTTCACCAGCGTCAGTAGCACCAGTACTTGTCCACGTAAGTTTTACGTCTGCAGTACCTGTATCAGCCCAAGCCAATGCACCACCTGATTCAGTTGTCGGGTATTTTCTTCCCGCACCTGAAGCAACTGATATTGAAAATGAATTAACAAAAGATGCATTACCACCTACTGTATCACCAACACTAAATACACATGTTGCATTTCCCATTGCTGTAGGACAGTCAAGAACTATGTCTATGATCTGTGAGTTAGCTGGAATAACGACAGTCGTAGCGTTTGCAGCAGAAGCACCACTAGCTAAAGTAGTTCCTGTTGAAAACGTCTGTGCCATTACTACTTGTCCTGTGTTTTTAACATCAGATCCAAGAGTTGTTCCAGTTGTTTCTTTAATCGTTCCCGCTTTTATCGGTCCCGAAAATGTAGTTGTTGCCATGATTATATCCTCCTAGTTTTCCGAACGCAGTCTCTAGGCCGTCGACTATACTCGTCTACGTTCTATAAAATAATTGTATAGTAAGATAGATATACTCCTTTTTTTCAAAGAGTGCAAGGTATCCTAGGGTGTTTTGTGTGATTTTTAAATAAGCCTTAAGTTGCTATTGATACTGAAGCTGCAGCTTCGTTTATTTTATTATGCCTATCTGCTATTTTAGCCTCTTCAGCTTTAATATCGGCAATAACTTCCTGCACTTTTTTATCAATCTGGACCATATTAAGAGTATATTTTCCATATTCATTATACTCCTGTTGCCAGTTCAACTCCAAGGACCTTTTTTGTTTGTATAGGTCTGTTACCATATTCTTGGACCTCCTCATAGGTAATATAGTTTGTGCCGCCAAAAAATTCTCCAGCACTGTCCCACTTTACAACATTTTGTCCCAGTTTGTCAACTATAGCTTTTTCAAGGTCTTCGGGAGTGTCCTTCGATTCTACCTTAAAATCGCAATAATAGCCGTATGCTCTAATCTGTATTCTAAATGTTTTCATTATTACCTTTTGATTTTCTACTCTTATCACAAAAAAAAGGGGCGGTCAAGCCGCCCCTTAATATTAGTTTAAAGACTTAATTAGTTAATTAAGCACCTTGGTTTCCGTAGATACCTCTCCAGTCAGACCAGCCGAAGCTGTATCTTTCTCTAGCTTTGTATCTTACGTTTCCAGTATCGAAGTCGCCTTCCATAGCTGTTTTTAATGGTGCTCTAACGAAGTGCTTCATTCCATTTGGTACATCAGTTTTAATAAACCAAGCGTCAATGTCAGATAAGTAGTGATTAACTACAAATCCCTGAGGAACCATACCCATGCTTTTAAGTGCATTGATATCGTTATCAGCAGTACCAGTTCTACCTTGAGACTTCATAATTCTCTCAGCAGTAAATTGAAGCTCTTTAGGGATGATCATTTTCATTCCTTGAGCTGCAACTTTAAGACCTCTTTCATCTTGGAAAGAAGCGATGTCAATCAAAGCTTGTTCCAAAGATACTTCAGATAAGTCTGCTGCAGTAGTTGGTATGTTAGTTTGGTTACCATTAAGTGTAGGGTGAGCGTTACCACATAAAGATTCACCGTCACCGCCATTATAGCCAGTTGCTGCGAATGCATTATTTAGTACGTTTGCACCTTTAACTTGTTTTGATGTCGCCATTGAACGAGCTAAAGCCTTTGTGTATCTAGAAGAGATTCTATCGTAAAGGTTGTCTTCGATAGCTTCTTCTGTCAACGCGAATGCTAATGCTACTGTTTCGTGAGTGTATCTAGCAGTGTATGTTTCCTGTGCATCGTCGTATTGAACGCCGCTACCTTCAGGTTTAACATCTGCAGTACCGAAACCAGATAACATTACTTCTTCTTCAAAAGCTCTGTCAGAAGATTCGTTGTCGAAAATCTGACTTGCTTCGTTTTCATAACGTTTGTATTCCAGGCCGAATAGTGCATTCAGACCGGGTTCTAGTTCTTTAACTAGCTGTGCTCGTGATATTGCCATGTCGTTATGCTCCTATTATACCCCAACCACAAGTGCATTATATTTGTTGTTAGAAACAACAATCATGTTTGCATATGCTGCGTTGAAGTCTGAGTTATCAGGATCTTCCGCTCTTCTCAGGATTCTCCATTGTTTGCCAGAAGTAGCTAAATCATTAGTAAGATCTAATGTAGTATTACTTCTACCAGACGTAGATTCACCTGAAGCTGTAGTGTCACACACTTGTCCAATAACTGCTTGAACAGTATGAAGTGTAGCACTAATAGCAGAGTCAGTTGCGATCTGATATTCCTGGAATGGGTTGTCATTTACAAAAGCAGTGATGTCTTCGCTATTTGCAGGTGTAGTTGAAGCAGGATAAGAATTGCTCCAAGTAGGTTTTTCAGTTGTAGAAGCGTTATAGAAACAACCGTTGAAAACTCCAACGATTAAATCTGTAGAAGCCGCTGCTGCACCTTCAACAAAACCACCAGTACCACTAGCCGCGTTAACGATTAGTTTTACAGGTTCACCATTATAAATAGCTGTACCATGCGCTGCTTTGATAGTGTATTTAGACTGGCCTGAAGTCGCAGGAGTATTTCCTAGCGTGTTAACAGGTTTAAGTCCATATCCACTAGCTTGTGTGTTTGCCATAGTATTACCTATTCCATTGTGTTCACATTTTTACATGTAAACGGGTTAATGTTAATTCGAAAGTTTTAAAAAGAATTATTCTTTTTTGCCACCGCCGAAACTATACGTAGTACGCCTTTGATTACTCATTGGCATACTTGGATGTTGATCCTTCAGAGGCTCGTTTTCAACAGCTTCCTGTTTGTCTTTTGTGAGCTTATTAAAATGAGCGTCACGTTGACGTGCGAGTTCTTCTGGTATTCTAGCCAACACTAGACCACCTACTCCGATGTAACCTTTGTATCTACCTTGCTCTATTGCGGGATAGTTTAGATCAGGATAGGCATCAGCTCTTACGAGTTCCCAACCCTGTCTTAACTTGGACGTGATATTTTTCGTATCATCTTGTCCCATCGTTTCATAACGAATCCAACGCTGTCTAAAGCCGTCTGGACACTTAGGTGCATCTAAGTGAGATGAGTTCACCCAAACTTTTGGACGTTCAGATGTCGTCCTAGTTTGTTGAGCACGAGGAGTTTTTTTGTCTTGTTTTTCCATATGCTTATACCTCCTTCATGGATAATTGTTTCGCATAATCTTCGAGTGGCACGTTTAATTTTTTAGCTATTGCTACTTGCGAAGGCGTGAGCTTCACAGTTTTGCGACCAGGTTTTATACTTCTTGCAGCTGATGAAGTCGCCGAAGCAACCGTCTGGACGGTTCTAGTCGTGTTATAATCACTCTTATCAAATTTATGAGGAAAGTCAACTCTTATTCTTTTGTCTATTTCCTTATAATATTCGTTAGATTTTGGATCGAAACCTTCTTTTTCCACGAGATCTTTGTGAATTTCAAAGGCAGTAAAAGTCATGGCTCTATCTTGACCAAACCAATTATTTTTTTCTGCCCAAGCTTCAGCTTGTGGATCAGGTGTTCCCCGAGCCGCATGCTCTCTTGGAAGGGTTGAAGGCGTTTCCCTATATCTAAGATGATCCTGCTCCTCAGGAGTCTTAGGTTTAGTGTCTGCTCTATACTTTTCAGCAGCAGATAATCTAGCTTCTTCTATAGATAAAGCAGCGATTTTTTTATTTGCTAAAACTTGTTTAGCAGCATCACCGGTTTCTATAGACTGAGCTAATTCTTCTTGTGCTGATTTAAGTTGTTCAGAGACTTTATCAGAGAAAGCTTTATCATACTTTTCTTCAGTAGTTCTAAACTTATCGGACATAATCTCGACTTCACGTTTAGCACCCTGTGCATAATCAAGCGCAGCTTTTTCTCTACGCTCAGCTTCTCTCATTTTTCTAGTTAGTTTAGCGATACGTTTATTAACGCCTTCACTATACTCTTCTAGTTTTTCTTCTTGTGGCTCTTGTTCCGTTTTTACTGGTTCTGCTGGTTCTGCTGGTACTTCAGTAACTATTGCTGGTTCTTGTTCCGGTTCCGTTTTAACTTCGGGTGCTGGTGCTTCGTCTTTTTTTACCGTATCATCCGGTAAATCGACCTCCGCTCCTGGACCTGTTGTATCAAGTGGAACTAACTTTTCTTCTTTAGTGTCTGATTGTTTTTCTTGATCAGGCATAGTTTCCTCCTATGTAAGAATTAGAACTCATGGACTATATCCTCTGGGTTCTTAATTGTTGCGATGATTTCATCATCGTTTAACAGTCGTACTTCTCCACCTTCTATTTTAAACCGAGATCCTGCATACCGAGCAAATATTACCCAGTCTCCCTTTTTGCACCACGGACCATCGGGATATCTTTCCTTATCTCTATAACAATCGGGACCCATCTCTAGTACGTTTCCACATACTGTAGCAAGTTGTTGTCTCTCGATTTGTTCGTCAGAAAAATAGACTCCTCCTTTACTTTTTTTCTTCCCTTTAAAAGGAAGAACTAAAATTCTCCAACCAGTTGGTTGTGGCAACTTAGCTGATTCGTCTTCGTATTTATCTAATAATGCTGATTTAATTTTTGGTGTGTCTGTCGTTGATGTCGATGACGTTTCCTGTGTGTTTTTCATATTGCTCCTTTTTTTCAAGCAGGTTGGAAATCTCCTGTAAGATTGCTTCGTAAGCGTTTATTTGTCCTAACATATACTTATAAGATTCAAAATTGTCAACCCCTGCACCTGAAGTTAAGGCCAGTGATACAGCTGATAATGTGTTCTTAATTTGTCTTTTTAATTTTAATATTTCTTCCATTAACCTTTTTTATTCATGGCTTTAAAAGTTTTTGCTAAATTGTATCTTTTAGAACCTGGCGGGCATGTTTTACTCCCGAATTTTTTACCTGTGCATGGCTTGTCTTTACGCATGTTTTTAGTGGCGTCTTGAATCCAATCCTCTTTTCCACCACCGCTTTTAGCTCCGACTCTTATTGGAACTCCACCACTTGGATAGTAGTCTTTATTAGCACTAAAATACTTAGGCATAGATTTAGCACTATTATCTTGATATCCTCTTCCAGAACCACCATGTCTATAGTTAGCTCTTTTGCTTCTTCCTTTAATTTCTATTCCAGGCATTAACTAGTCCAACCACCCTTAGGTCTTGTCGCCGAAGGGCCTGCTTTTCTTCTGTTCTCTGTTTTCTTAAATTTCATTTCAGAACCTTCAACTCTATGTCTTGATCCTGGTTTGTCGTCGTCTTCTTTTCCAGTTTGTTTGTCGACATATTTATCTACATCAACATGTGGATTTGGGTCTCTTACCCATTTACCATGTTTAAACCCAACACGACCACCTTTTTTATAGCCTTTGTTAAGTTCACCTACTACTCTTCTTTTTTCAGCTCTACGATTAGCATTAGGTTTTTCTGCATCGATACGACCTACTTCTTCAAGTAAATTTTCTCGTCCTGTGTTTTTTGCCATTTTAGCTCCTTATGATTTATCCATTGTAGACACAGAAGAATAAGCTCTTTTACCCATTGCTTTTTCCATGCCTTTAGACTCATCTCTTCTAGCTTTAAAGCTTTGAGATTTAGTCGACTCAGCACCGTCTCTTGCGCCTAATGATTCATCCAGTCTGTCATTGTAACCTTGAGATTTTCCACCACTAGATTTTTTAGTTCTACTTGCGTATGGAAACCTAACGTTACTTCTAACTCCGTTCTGTCTCATTATTTTTTTCCTCCGTTTTTAAATATCTGTGTTCCCTTTATACCATAAATGCTGGCAACTACAAGGATCCATAAATTTGTAAACCAGCTCGGCAATTGTTGAAATTGCTCAAAAAATTGCTTTATTTTCTCTGAAGCCCCCGGATCGTCCGAGAAAACCCCGTAAGCAATCACTAAAATTGGAAGCGTTAATATAACAAGTACCGCCTCGTCTTTCCAGTCTGATTGACGTGCTTCTAAAAGTTTGCCCTGGTAAGCTTCCTCACCTCGAGCCATACGTGAAGCATGCATATGCTGTGCGTCCGCCATAGCCATTTTAGTTTCTTGGCGTTTTTTAAATATATGTGTGCCTGCCTGTAAGGCTACTTTAGCTAAACTGAACCAAGCCATAAGTTAATACCATTTAACTTTTGACTTTTTTTCAGCAAGCATTCTTCTTTGACCACCAACTTTGTTTACTGTTGGGATCTCTTCAGGGATTTTAATCTCAACACCACCTTTTAGGTATCCATCTTTATTGATGAATTGTTTTTGATTAATTCCTTTGTAGAATGGTTCTTTACCGTTCTTTGCCATGTATCCTCCTAAGATTTTGGACCTTTTAAGGTTTTAACATCTCTACGTTTCATTTCAGCAATATCCATTTTAGTGACATCCGCCATATGTTGTTTAGTTAAAGATGTATCAGCTCTCATTATAGCTAATTCTTCGTTTTGATCAAGCTTATCATCTTCAATACCTTCTTTAGATAGTATTTTAGCTTGTTCTACTGCTTTTCTTTGCTCCATTTCTTCTTGTTTTCTGACCGTATCCATAGCTTTTAGATCAACTTCTCTTGATTTAAGTTTAAGCAATGGATCATGATCAAATTGAGAAGTAATTTTTTTCTCTTCCTTCATGAAGTCTTCTGTAATCTCAGCAATCAAAATAGCTTTTCTAGCTTCTATCTTTTGAGTAAGATCTTGAATTTGTGGTGCAAGTTGTTGTTGCATCTCTTGATTCTGTTGAGACATTTGTTGTAATTGAGTTAACATTTGCATTTCTTTTGGAAACTCCATTTGAACTTGTTCTTGAGCCATTAAAGAAATGTGCTCTAAAATATTTTTTTCTATTGCAGCCATGATAACAGGATTGTTTCTTACCATGTTCAAAGCCATAAAATGTAAGTGCGCGGTAACATGCGCTCTATGATCTTGACCTGAATATGCCTGAAAAGGTTTCTGTGCTAAAGCATCAATGTGTTCTAACGCAGGATCTTTTGGCATTGGCGGAGCAGGAGGTGGTAATATTGCATCAATATTCTTCACTCCTAAAGCCGTGTACATTTGTCTATAACATTCATATAAGTTGTGCATTTTTGGGTTTGACATAGCTAACTGTAATTCAGTTTGGGCTACACTTATACGCTGTGTCTGTGAAAATATATCCGGGTCCGCTACGGGTAAAATATCAATCCTATCATCAAAGTCTGCTGCTTTGATAGTTCTCTGTGCACCAACAACATCGTAAGGATATTCAGCTGGTAGAGAAGTAGCAAATATTTTTGCAAGTAATTGAAACTCTTCTTTAAGAGATGCAAACAATCTTTTATGTATTGCACTCATAACTCTAGAGCCTCTTTCCAATAAAGCTACAGTTGTTCCAACTGCAGCGCTTTGGTTTCCATCACCAACTTGTGCGTCAGCAATAGATGCAAATCTTTGTCCTGCCGCTACTACTGTTCCCAGTAATTGAAAAAGAACTGGAGAAGGTTCTTTGTACGGCAAGTTCATAAATGAATCTTTTAAACTTCCACCAGGAGCGTCAACGTCTCTCCATTCCCCTGGTTGTAAAGGAGCGGCATCATCTCTAATTCTGATACCTCTCATTTTAAATCCGGCTGGTAAATTAGATAGTGTACCAGCATCTAATAATTGGCGGAGAGCAACTGTTGCAGTTCTGCTCAATCCGCCAATCATATGTATTAATCCGAAACCATAAAACCCTAGTCCAGGCAGAAATTTGAAATGGACGAAATATTGGGTTTTTGTTTTAGTCGGATCGTTGGGCGCATAGTTCCTTCTTACAGAAAGAACTGTACGGCTACCTGCATCGATGGTTACGATATAAGGTAGTTTGATACCTGTTGGTTCTTGAGTTTGTGGATTAATGTCCTCAAAACCCTCCAGGTCCAAATTTGTATGACACTCTAACAGAGTGTAAATATCTTCAGGTTTAGTTTTCTTTTGCCCATCTAATTCTCTTTCTTTTTGTTTTAATGGGTCTTCAAACATTTGTGGTGATCCTAATTCAACATCTCTATAGAATCCTGCGTATTGTTGTTTTTTAATTTCATTACCAGACATTTTTAAAACGTGAATAACACATTCTGCATCTTCAATGTTAATTGCGCTATATGGTACTAATAAATCATCTGCTTGTACAAATTGAGAAACTGGTTTTTGTTTAACTGAATCAAAAAATACTTTTTTAAATGTAGAACCAGCTAATGGTAAATAGAATAACATTCTATCAAAATCTTCATCATAACCATGCATTTCATTCATCAACATATAGTTCATGTAATTTTTAACTCTTTTAGATTGTTGATCTTTTTGTGGTGTAGGCATACCCATAATTTGAGTTCTTACAGGTCCTTGTGCCGGTAATAATTCTTTATAAGCTTGTGCTTGAAATTGTGTAACTGCTTCGGCTAACACTGGGTGTGTTGCACCTGAAGCTCCTTGAAAAGGTTGTGTTCTTTGTTGATACTTAAATCCAAGTAAGTCAAGCCCTTCAATATAAGTACTTTCCCAATCTTTTCTGGACATTTTATAGTCCATTTGTTTTTCGTATAAATCTGATGCTAAAGGTCCTAAAACATTTTCAGGAAGCATGTCTGCTAAGTTAGCATAATGATCATTAGGATCACCTGCATTTAATTGTGTAGGATCAAAGTTAACTTCAACTCCTCCATCTGCCATTTCTGTAATTTCTGGTCCACCTTCTGGTGAAGGGGCTTGTCCTTCTATTTCTACGTTTACATCAGACGCAACATCGTCTTTGTCTAGGTCTACACCTGGTATACCTGGTAATGCCTTTTCCATAGGCGAAAATTTTCTATCTTCCGGAGTATCTGCCATTTTTTAATCCACTGTTGGTTTTTATAACAGGTTTTTTGCCATAAGGCAAACCTTGAGGAACTGGGCCTTTTAAAGGGGGAATTGTCTTAGTTAATCTCTTTGGTTTAGTCCGGGATGTAATCATCTGATTCCCTCCATTGATCAAAAGCTTGATCTGCTCTTACTTCATGTTCTATAACCTTATCTTCTCCTCTAGTTGTACCTTTTATTTTTTGTCCAATTGCAATTTCTTCCATTTCTTTAGTGTTACCTAAAACGTCATGAACCTCATCAACTACTTCACCATCAAAATCTACGTCTTCAGGTCTTGCTCCAACTGGAACAGAATCTTCAACTACAAAATCTCCCTGATTATAAAATGCTCCATCGCCATCACCTTCCCATCTAGGAGCATTATAGGTAATTTGGAAATCTTGCTCGTATTGATTTTTACCACTAATATAATAATCATCACCAACTCTTTCTATATGAAATCCTGGAAGAAAATCTTTGTCACCTTTAAATGTCCACATACCGTCTCCCTGCCATACCATTTTATCATTTATTTTATCAATAAACTTTGGAAACCATACTGGCATTTTACTAGTTGATCTTTCCAACATTTTAATTGAACCAGGGACCGGGTTACGTGAAAACCCTTTAAATAATTTATCTAAACCTAAAGTCTTAATAGCTGTTACAATTCCGCCGCTAACTAAAAGTTTATTAAAGTCTCTTCTAGACATTCCTTGATCAGTTAAAGCTTCTTCAACAACATTGTCCACACTTTTACCAGCAACCATAGGAGTTAACATTTTTTTAAGATTTTTATATTTATTAGCTGCTGCTACATAACCAAATGGTAGAGTTATATCTAAACCAAGTTCAACATTAGAACCAGCAATGACTGGCCACTTAGATTGACCTTTAGCTATCATTTTAGCTTCCATGTCATCAATTAAAGAATTTAATCCAGTCTTATCAGCAAAGGTACCTGGCATTAATTTGCCAAATGCTTCTTTGAATAAACCTTGTCCTTCTAATTTGTTATGGGGTCTATCTGTTATCCAACTATCATCCACTCCTTCCATATACTTTTCACCCATTCCTAGTTGAGCTGAAGAATAATCTGTATCTGCTGGAACCACTTTAAATGCAGGTTGAGTTGCTAATTTCTGTAATAACTCAATTCCAACAAATGGAAGTTTAGCAGAAACTTCAGCTACACTCATACCAGCTCTTAACATTCTAGCTGCGTAGTATGGCCAGTTATCTACTCTTGCTACATCCATAATTTTTCCTGGAACACTCTTACCGGTATTCCAACCTTGTTCTAATTCAAACATTTGA